GGCTAAACAAGTTTGAACTTGGGAACTTTTTATTCGGTCCGCAATAGTTGATCTTCTTTGTTCCGTCAATATACTGTCCCCCGTGCGGCAATGAATGAATATTGTCCCCAACCGAAGGTAATGTTGACCTAGTTAACAGAAACAGACAAATGGCAATACACACACCGAGGACGCCTATAAACACACTCTTGGAATGATCAGGGGGTGATTGAATGGGCATCTAAAGATCTGACGATTAACTTTCTTTTAACTCTGGTAGCAGAAACAAAGAGTTCAAATCCAATAAGTTCTGAGCAATCCTTTTCAGTGAAAATTGTCACCACTTCGAATTCAAGACCTCTAACTTCACAGGGTAAAGAGAAGGTACAATTGTGCCTTCTAAGCAAATCAATTACGGACTCCTCAAAAACTATGACTTTTCCAATAGGATCAGGGCCGTAAAAATTCTCAAATAGTATATCGCCCTCGACAGATGACTCAATTTTGAACCCAAAACCTTTAAGCCAGTTGCAAATTGACCTTGGTACTCTGTGACTGATTTCTTTGAAATAGTGCGCCTGAAGACCTTCAGAGTTATTTTGAATTGGATCTGAGAACAAAGCGTCACAATCAATCAGTTTGTCAAAAGTAATGTACTCATCAATGATACGGAAGCTGAGATTGTCACTGAAGTTAACTCTTTTTCTGATTCTTCTCCCGATCAAATTCTTGGTATCCTCTTCACCGCTAGTTATTACCTCAGCACTTTGACAATTGGTGAGAAATTTCCTGAGCAAGGTGGTTTTGCCGGCTCCAGGGACTGCGTGAACAACGAGAGGCCTACTTAAATCTAAATTCGTCCTAACAAATCCAAATTCTAATAATAAGTCACAAAGTTTATTCATTATCTAACTAACAGCTAAAACATAAGCTACCTTACTCTAATTTGCTCATAACACCACTATAGAAACTTAAAGCCGTCTCCTTCATTAAATGCTGGTTAAGAATTATAGTTCGAATACACAAGTTCTGACATTCAATTTCTTCCTCATCCATGTAGTCAAACACTCGATCACCCATTCTGTAACCATAAGAGACCTCTATGGCATAGTTGTCTATACATTCATGCAGAACTCCCTTCTCTTTTGAAACCATAAACCTCTCAAGAACCAATTGAGGCTTTTTGTAAATGCCATAGGGACCAAGTACCCAACCGCAGAAGGAAGCCTGAGCTTTGTGTTCAACTTTAGCTTTGAGCTTCATTCGATCTAATATATGCTCAAATTCACTTGTGACTCTCAGATGGGAATTGGCACACATGTCATCCCCAGCAAAGGCAATGCATTCATCCCCTCGTATTTTGTACCTCATTAATGTAAAGCAAATGTTTGCTAGAGTGTTGAAGAGAAAAGTGCCAGCTTCACCAGTGAATCTCATTATCTCAAAAATGCCCAACT